TTGCATTTGCCTTCGCCATCGCCCTTCTCGCCATAGTTGGCTGTGAGAACGGCCTTTTTCATGTTGCCCTTGTTAATATCGGCATCTTGAGTGGCTAATGGGCACGAAGTCTTATCCTCTGCCAATAAACCACCTTCTTGTTTTTCGCCCATCTTTGGCTTGTCACCAAGTAAGCCGATCATAATCGTAGTTTTTTGTGGTTTCATGGTATTCAAGGAAATTTAGGGCGAACTTGCCCAAGACAATTTTAACGCTTTTTTAATCAAACCACAACTTGTACAAGTCTGGCATTGAGTTGCGAATCCATGCCCTAGCCTCGTCATTATTCTTATTGTGATCCATTCCTATAGTCTGGCTGCCAACATGATGCACATACGATCTACTAACATAATTGTTATATCCAGCAGCTCGGATCTCTAAGCATTGAATATCGTCTGAGTACCAATTAATCGGTTTGTAATCTATCCATGCCTCTCTAGAAATAATCCCAAATAAAGGAGAAAGTACATCGCTTTGGAATATCTGATCTTCCTCTACAAATTTAATGCCATTGCGTACTTCCCCATATCTAATGTTTTGTAACCCACGCACATAGTCCGATCTACTGCATAACCACCCTAAACTGTGGTGTGAAAGCAACACTTTATCTTCTATTAACAAATTAAAGCTGCTTGGATTTAACACTATGTCATCGTTTGCCACAATGATTTCTGGAAACATCTCAAACGCATAGCGCACTACCTCGTTATAAGACTCGCCATAATTGTTGCCGTTGTTTGGGAGGTTGATTGTATTGTGCCTAGAACACTCTAGATCGCTCCCAGAGATGATTACTGTAACTTCTGCTGGCACATACTCATCTATTGATGCAAGCAGCACAGGAAGGCATTTAGCGTTCTTGGTTGCAATAGCTATTGCAAGATTGGCATATGAATCGTTCATTAAGTCCTTCGTTATAAGATTGGATAATTCCATCCTTGGTTGATTTCTTATACTTACACCTTGAGCATACTCTTAAGGTGATTTGACTTGGCTTTCTTGTCCAGTTCGTGCTGGAGTCGTTTTTTTGCATTATGTAAATCTGTTTCTAATTTATGAGGCGTTGTTCTAGCGTTTCTTGCTAACTGAGGTATGGAGCAATAAGGATAGCTAACATAGGCCATTTTAAGCACTTGTCTTAATTGCAAGGGTAAACCCTTAATTGCTTGCTCGATAAGATCTCCGTCTACATGGTCTGGCTCATAGTGTGGCTCTGGCTCTGCATATAAATTGCCTAGCTCTGGGACATAGTTCTTTTCAAAACTACGACAAGTGGTTTCAACTTGTGGGCCAATAACTCCCCAAGTAACATACCAAGCCCAGTTTTTTAGCCTTGATTCCATGTCAGTCATTTATATTTAATATAATTATTGTATTATATTCAATATCTTAAGGTAAGGGAATATATGGCTGGCTACCACTTGACTGATGAAGAATGGATTGCATCTTGGAAGAAAACTGGCAGCCCTACTGAGTTTGCCAAATTGCATAAGATTGCCGTTAGGAATGTAATGGCTAGGCGTAGATCCATAGAAGATAGGCTGGGTATCAAATTAGATACATTTAACAGCCAAAATCCAGCTTATGTAAAAAAAGTAGATCAAGCTGCCCACAATGTACGCAGAGGAATAGATGTAGATAAAGTTAAGCGAGTTATTGTATTTAGCGATGCTCACTTTACAGATACCACTACAACAGCTTTTAAAGCTCTGTTGTTAATGATTAAAACTTTCCAGCCTCAGGTCATCATAAATAATGGAGACTCATTCGATGGGCAAGTATTAAGTAGATTTCCGTCTATCAACTTTGACCAAAAGCCTACAGTATTAGAAGAACTAAACGCCTGTCGTTATCACTTAGATGAAATAGAAAAGGTAAGGCCTGCTGGATGCCGATTGATTTGGACTCTAGGTAATCACGATATGCGTTATGAGTCTTGGTTAGTCAATAAAGTTCCTGAGTATTCTGGGGTAGATGGTTTTAGTCTTAAGTATCATTTTCCAAATTGGGAAACTTGCTGGTCGTTTTGGATTGGAGAAAATACAGTAGTAAAGCATAGATATAAGGGTGGTAGAACGGCTGGATATTCTAACTTGGTTGGAGCTGGTGGATCTACCAACATTATTACTGGGCATACCCATGTATTGTGTAGTAGCCCTATAACTGGGTATCAAGGAACTTACTGGGGAGTACAAACTGGCTGCCTAGCAGATCCTATGAGTTCTACCTTTGAATACTGCGAGGATGGCCCTAAAGATTGGCGTAGTGGCTTTGTAATGCTTTCATTCGATCAAGGCCGTATGTTGATGCCAGAACTCATTATGGTTACTGATGAGCAGAATGGCGAGTTTGAATTTAGAGGATGTATTAATAAAGTATGAGATTGAACTCAGAGGTTGTACGCAATCTCTATGCCTCTCTGTATTGCTGCTATCCATTTACTAAATGGAAGATGCCTCTACCAGAGGAGATTGAGTTTATTGTTACTCCAGATCCAGAGCTAATGGGTACTTACCTATACGATACTGGGGAAGATTACGAGCATACAATTACTATATCGTCTGGCAGATGTGGTCATTACTACACCATGCTTACTACCCTAGCGCATGAAATGGTACACATGAGCTTTCACAGACAAAAAGGCGATAAGTGGACTCAACATGGCAAACAATTTAGAACTAGATGCTTGATGGTAGCCAATGAACTAGGACTTGATGGCCTAGAGCTTTAATGTTGGCCTTCGCTAGTCTGATTTGCTAATAGCGACTTATACATCTTAGACTGATCTTCTAGATCCCTGATAAGTCTAACAACTCTATACAAGACTTCATTTTCTTGCTTAGTCATTATCTTGCCTGTATACAAATCAATTAATTCATTAACAACTTTATTAGTCTCGTTCACTTATCATCCTTTCCAAGTTTTTGACTGACTCGCTCCAACAGCTCCTCACAGGATATTTCGTATTTTCTTTCAAAACCTTTGACACCCAATCCATGAAGTCCATCGTTTCCCCTATGATGCTCTGGGCATAAAGGCAAGATCGGGGATGTAATCCGTTTAGCTCCATACCTTCGTACATGATGGAGTTCTGACGGAGTGCCTTCAATCCCAAGGACTTCGGAGCAGAGAATACATCCAAGTTCTGCAATCTTGTTAAGTGCGATCTTTTCACTTTTTGTAGCCATTATTGTGTAGCACGATCAATAGTACGATTAGTAGCCTCTTGGCTACGCCATATCTCGATTCTGGCTTGGGCTGCTATCAACTGCCATTTTAACTTTTCCTCTACTTCTACAGCTTCTTTTAGCCCTTTCAGTAATTCAATGTAATCGTCTGTAGCATAGGCTTCCATCTCTTTAGCAGCAATGCTAGATGCCGTAGATTCCAGCATAAGCCGACTTTTAGCAGATCGTAGATAATTCTCTATATAAGTTCGCTCTGCTTTAGCTTGAGCATAGACTCCTGATTGCTTAATGATGAACTCGACTGCTTTGTTCGGGTTAGTTTCCATTGTCTTTCCATTTCGTCTTGTAATTCTAGCCTAGCTTGCCATCCTCTTTTTTGTTGCACTAGGTCTAATTGTTTTCTTCTTTTAGCTAGAGGCCATGTTAGTAGCTCTCTAGCCTCACATTCTTTACGCCATTCCTCGCTGCTCGTATTCATTTATTCTTTCGCCAATCCAGCGCATTACTGGTACTGCCATAGAATTACCTAATGCTTTGTACCTTGCACCACTTGGGCAGTTTTCTTTAATGTTTGTGTAATTGTCTGGGAAACCTTGTAGTCTTTCACATTCAATCTCTGTAAGCCTGCGTACTGCCATTTTTCCAATAATAGGTACATGACCACCTCCAGCACCCATAGCATTGGTTAATGTTGGGCTAATTTCTTCTCCAATGACTGCATTAGGATGTTGCCCACCAAGACAAGCAACAGCATGGACATCAGTTTTAGTTAATGTATACATGGTATTGCTATCAGATACGCCAATACCCTGAGGCCCACCTTTATCACGACCAATTAAATTGCCTTGAATTGCAATGTAATTTTCATGGGCAGTAGAAGTATGACCAGGTCGACTAAAGCCAGCTCCTGAAGCAGTTAATGTTGATGAAACATCAGATACATAAGCTGGAACAAACAATGGCGCACCTGAATTTATATGCTGATTTTCAAGCCCTAATTTATCCCCAAAGGAGGCATTTAAAGTTGATGCCGTTGTTGCTGGCCATACAGGAGCTAACTCTTCATGGTTGTTGCGACTGTTTCCAAAGCGTGCCGTAATTGTTCCGGCAACTTCTTCCCCCGACTTTCTGCCCTTCTTAATATCCCCTCGCAGGCTTTCGGACTCAAATAATACTTTTGCGGCAGATTCCCAACTTCCAAGACATCCGACAACAAACACTCTTCTGCGTCTTTGTGCGACTCCGAAGTATTGAGCATCAAGCACCCTGTAGCTCCACCCATAGCCGAGTTCGACCAACGCTCCGAGGAAGGCCCCAAAATCCCTTCCTTTGTTTGAACTGAGGACACCTGGCACATTTTCCCAAATTGCCCA